TTAAAAAATCCGTTTCTCCATTGAATATATTATTATTCATTGTAGGTCTATTACCACTCACACTTGTTGCCGAAGCAGTTATTTGTGAGTTTATACCATTAGTACTATTTAAGTAAAGGTTATTACCTCCACCTATATATCTTTTATATCCAGCTGTTGCAGTAAAAGGGTTACTAAAGATATTACCACTACCTGATATTATTGTATCGCCTGTGAAACTGGTGTTTTTGAATATTAAGTTGGTACTACCATTTACTACTGATGAACTTAAATGTGATAATGCTGCGTATGTTGGTGAGTTAACTGAATTACCCAATACCAAACTACCACTCCTACCTAATAAATAAACTTCACCTGTGTTAGTTCCTGCTATATCACCTATTGTTTCAACTCCTTTAAAGTTATTCGAACCTGTTGTTGCAAATGATGCAGTAGTTATTTCAGTTGGTTGATTAGTTGAACCACCAACCCACATATATCCTGTATCTAAACCTGGTAATTGTGCAGGACCTGGATTTAATACCAATCCTTTACCACCACTACCACCTTTAGTTATTACTCCTAATAATTGAGTAATTGAATTACTACCTGATGGTAAGTTAAGTGACCATCCACCACCTTCTGCTACATATATTGTTTGTCCTGCAACATAGCCAGTTAAATCAACTCCTTCTATATGACCTAATATGATTGCTTCAGTAGTATTATTTATTGCTATTGTTGAAGCTGCTACATATGTTACTGGCATCTTATTAGGGTCTGCCGCATCTGCTTTATATACTATTGGGTTAGCACCTTGTGAACCACTAATGTATAATGGGTCACCTTTTGTTATATTTTCACCTGTACGTACTGTATCATATATTGTAGTTCCTGCACTACCCGTATCAACACTAACACTAAATGTACTAGCATCACCCTTTGTAAAGGTAATCGTTGAACCAGCTGCCGATGCAGTTACTAATGAAGATGCAGTTACAGATGAACTAACAAAACCTAATGCGGTTATTTGTGCAGATGAACTTACTGTTCCTGTTGGTATAGCACCACTACCACTAACATCAGGTATCACTACACCGAATGTAGATGAATCACCTTTTGTAAATGTTAAAGTGTTTCCTGCAAAAGATGCAGTAGTTAAACCTAAACTTGCTGAAGTAAATAAAGATGATGTAGCTGAATTTATATTAGTGATAGATGTGTTTACACTAGCACTATTTGCTTCCAAAGAAGTTACTCTTTGGTCATTCGATTGCGTATATGCGTTGAATGAAGAAGTTGTTACAAAACTACCTGTATTGATTGTACTTCCACTAACATCAGGTATTACTACACCAAATGTAGATGCATCTCCTTTGGTGAATGTTAATGTGTTACCACTAAAAGATGCAGTTACTAATGAACTTGCAGTAATAGCAGATGTTACATACGATGATGTAGCTGCATTTAAAGCGTTTATAGATGTTTCAGCACTTTGTGTAAATGTATTTATATTGTTTACAGATGTGAACAAACTTGCTGTTGCAGAGTTTACATTTGTAATTGATATGTTTACACTTGCACTATTTGTATTAAGTGCATCTATACTAATTTGTTGTGATGCAGAACTTGCATTTAATTGAGTTATAGATGCATCCGTAGATGCAGTATAAGCATTAAATGAAGATGTAGTTACAAAATTACCTGCACTACCACTTGTATCAGGAATGTTTACATTGAACGTAGAAGCATCTCCTTTAGTAAACGTTAAGTTACGAGTACCATTATCAAATGATGCGGTTAATAGTAAACTACCTGTATTGGTAGCACTACCTGTTATGTTGTTTATTCTACTATTGAATGATGCACTATCTGCTGTATATGATATCTCATCTACTAACGAGTCAATCATATCCGAATTAAACGTCCTTAAATTAGTTGGAGTAATTAATCCAGCATTGTTGTTAGGAAATTGGGTATTATTTTCAACCTGTAAGGCTTGTTTAGTTAATTCTGCCATATTATGTTTTTATTTTATTCTAATATTATATCAAATCCATTAGAGTAACCATCACTAAACGCACCACCTTTGGTTCTTGTTGCTGATTGTATTACTCCTATACCTTGCTCCATTAAAGCACCATTACAGCACTTAACATCATAAGTATTTTCATTCAAACACAAACAAGCTCTTTGTGAGTTTTTAGGAGATGATAATCCCCTAGTCGGTCCTATATAATAGCCCGAATTGTTTTCTCTGTTTACGGAGTATCTTAATGCTCCATTTCTGCTGTTACTCCACGGCATAGTATAGTGTTTATGTATTTAACAATGTTAGTGATAAAAATGGTAGACCTATTTAACACCACCAATAGATTTCATTGCTTCCTTATGTATTAGGGATTCTAATTGATTCCTATCAGCTTTATAAGCAAGATATAATAAACATTTCTCTAATGGCTCTTTTACAACATCATCTATTTCTTTAAGTTTGCCATCGGCCAACTCAACGATTGTTGCATAAGCTCTCCACTTCTTGCTAAAATTGACCTCATGTTGGCTGGAAGCTCCTCCTCCTTCAAAGACTTCAGGATACCTTTCAGCAAGTCCATTTGCAAACGAACAAAAAAAAACAGGCAGCCCCAATGAACTTCCATATTTACATCTAACCATTTGGTTTCATCTATGTTACCATCGTAGGTTTCGATATCGTATCGTTCCCTTTGCTTCTTTGTTACGGGTCTATATAAGATACTCATTACTTTAGACCAGTTCTTATCTACTGCTATTGTATCCCACTTTGTTATATCTGCATAAGCACCATAACTCATTTTAGATAGGTTAGGTTCGAATCCATATTCTATATCTCCTATTGTTACGAATGGTTGTAGTTCAATACTTTCAGGTGATATAAATTCGTTTAACTTACTTCTTACCTTATTATATGATTCAGCTGATAACTTCTTTACATACTCTGCATCTAATCCGCATAGGTGATACAACGTTAAAGCAGTTTGTGCTTCTTCATCATCTCTATATGCTTCCAAATCAGCTTGTAGTGCAAGGTATTGTTTAAGAGTTACATCTTTCCAACTTGTGGGTATCTCTAACGTTAATGTCTTTCTCATGCGGTGTATCTATTTAATATTTGTTTAAATTGTTTTACTTTAGCCATTTCGTTTTTCAACATTGCATCCATAGCAATTATTTTGGCTCTTAAATCATCGTTCTCTTTTCGTATCGATTGTACGAATAGTAGTAACTCTTTTATTTCATCTTCATTCCATGTCTGCATATTATCTTATTGATATTTGATATCTTCCAGCGTTTATCTTCTTTGCATTTAATCTTTCCATACACACATAACGAATCGCATCTATTGCGTGGTTAGAGTAATCAACAGGTATGTTTTCAAAGTTTCCATTCTTGTCAACCATCCAAACATATTCTCCAAACTCCTTCACTATATTCTTGCTTCTCTTTGTCACCACTAAGCGATATTGCATCATAAGGTCAATACCTAGCTTAATCGAATCCTTTCCCTTACGCACCCCTTTAACGTTGAATCCGAGCCTATATAGCTCCTCGTTTAATCTAGGTTCTGCACTATCCGCCCATATCTCTTCCCTTCCTACTTCTAAATCTGCTAATCGTTGTGATATATCTGATGTAACCATTCCTTTCTCATATATGAGTTCATCTATGAATAGGTCTCTATCCCTTTTCCATATGGCTACTAATGATGTAGGGTCTACTGTGAATCCATAATCTAGTCCGAATGCTACGAACTCTGCATTCTCTGGCACTTCTTCTATTAGATTAATACTAAAGATTGTACCTACGTTATTGCCTGGTAATCCTAATCCATATATCTTATAGTATTCAGGGTTGATTTCTTTTAATCGCTCAATCTCTTCTACTAACTGCTTCTCTAAAAAAGGATTATCTCTAAACGTACTGATATGTAAATCAGCTTCGGGGTGTGTTTGTATTTCAGTAAAGATATAGTTGTTTGTTCCGAATGATGGGTTATATGCTATGATACTCTTCTTACGTGTTCTTATAAATAACTGAAACCAATCCTCTCTACTTAATTCATTTGCTTCATCTACGAATAGGTAATCTCTTGCACTACCCTTTCTCTTTTCAGAACTATCGATTGACATAAACTCTACCATACTACCATTATCAAATGTGTACATATGTTCAGTAGCAGACCATCGGTTCTCATCCCATATCTCTAAGCCTTTTAGAATACCAACCCAATCTCTCATAATACTAACACGCATTGATGGAAATGATTTACGGACAATAGAGAACACCATATTAGGTTCACTTAATGCCTTTACCAATATCCATTGCAATGCTGAATAACTTTTTCCACTACGCGTCCCTCCTTGGAGAACACATATACGCTTACTACCATCAATATCTTTATACGTTTTTGATGTGTTGATGTTGAGTTCCATCTTGTATGTTTACTGATATTTGTTGAATGCGTTGATGTATCTCTCCGCTTAGTTCTATTGATGCTTTCTTTGGTACGATGTATTCTATTAGCTTCAGATATATCTTCGCTGCTTCCAACGGGTCTTCTTTCCTAATCTTTTCTAAATCTTCTCTTAATGCATCTAAACCACTATTAGCTAATCTTGCAACAGCAAGTTTAGCTTGTTCGGTTGACCTATTGAGTTGTCCTGCTGGTCTTCCTTTTCCTAATTTGTTTCCTTTAACGAATGGCATATCTAAATGTTTACCTATGTTATTTTAACAACCTGCAATCCGTTTGTAGTTAAACCTCTTCAAATTGAAACTCCCATATCTTAATCACATCATCATCATATACTATAAACAACCATGCCATTAGTAAATGATTATTGAATTCAAACTCGATACGTTTTCCTCTTACTTCACTATATGGTATTTCTATTGGTATCATTTGAGGGTGTATTGAATTCATTTCTAATCATCTTCTGGTAAGTTCCAACCACCTGCTTCGAAATCTTCCCATGTCATTGGATGATTATTGGTTTCAGATGGCCTTCCTACCGGTAATTTATTTTCTTCAGTAGATTTAGGTTTTGTCATACCTAATGTTTCCCTAGTCAGACTTCTCCAAAGTGGTTCATCGTTTCTTATTCTTTCAAACTCACTTTTAAAGAATGCTTGCCATTCAGTTCTATCTTTTACATTTCTTTGTAACCAACTACTCTTTCTATTCCACTCTCTTCTCCTATCATCAAAAACTTTTCGTTCCAAGTCGGGTTTTCTACCCATTTTTTCAGCATATGCATCAGTTGCTCCATTACCAAGTTCGATGTTTCTTTCTATTCTATGTTGTTTGTTAACACATGGAGAGCATGTCCATCTTGGTTTCATTGTATGGAATGTTACACCACATCTATTACATACTCTACTCTCTCCCTCTTTTCTATTGAATTTCTTTTTGTTAAACATTGAATGGATTATCTATAACTTTTTTTAAATGTTGTCTTATCTTTTTGATGTGTATAAAGCAAGTCGATTTTGAAATCCCTATCTTATCTGCTAATTCTTGTAGAGTATCTTCTGAAGCCCAATACATTTCATATATCATAGCAGGTGCAAAGTGTTTTGTTTTCTTTAATCTCTTTATCTCACTTTGTACTTCTTCATGTGCCTTCATTATAGCCATATCTCTATCAACATCATAAACTTCATCAGGCTCATTTGTTTGGAACTCACCCACATATGTAATTCTATTCAGCTTCTTTGTTTTGTTTATCCATCTATGTTTCAAAAACGACATACAATACATAAGATTGTAAGAGTTTAAATAAAATATCTTTGGGTTTTGCTTTTTAATCAGATACTCATACAATTCCATTGTCAAATCTTCACTCTCTTCTCTATTCTTACATATGTTATAACTTACTTGCAATAACCATGTATGAGATTCTCTATAAAGAGTATCGAGTCTCTTCTCACATTCTTCGGCTATACTACTCGTTATATCATTTATCATTTATGATTGGGATTCTATTTGTGTAATAAAATTACGAATTGTATCAGCTGCTCTCTTCCAATGTGCTGCTGCACTTCCACAACTGCATGGTTGAGGTTCGTTGGTTTTTAATATCATATTATGATTACCCCATACCCAACCCATTCTATCGTTTGGTATATGATTTACTATATCTTTCATAATAGATTTCAACTCATTATACTCCCCTTCAGTATACGGAAGATATTTAGTTATAAAATCTGGCATCGTTGTTGTTGCTGTTTCCATTACTTTATGGTTTTCAATTTTGGTAATTTCATTTCTTCTTTCTTCGGAAGTATCGGTTGATTAGTTGGAATAGGATTATCCAATGCTAAAAAAGGTTTGATGTTATTGAAGTGTGGATGACGTGGTGAGAAACTAAACCCGACTGATGCGAGGATTAGGACCAAATCATTTACTGATGTAATCTTTGTGAAGTCAATAAGATATACTGCGTTCTCATCTAATTGCTGTGTTGGTTTACCATTGAAATCATCTAATCCACCTTTTTGTACTTTAAATTGTGTGCTCATTTTGTATTTGTTTAATTTTAAAAATATTTGTAATATAATCCCTTATCGTTTTGTTTTACTGTATTGAATTTGTGATGGTTTACCTATAATATCTAAATTCATCATTGCCCAATTTGGTTTATTGCTTTTATAATAAATCCAATCATCTCCATACCATATTTTCATATCGTTTGGTATTATCTGATATGAATTCTTATGAATAAACCAAATGCATCCAAAGCCTGGTCTTCTATTTTCATTTAATTGGAAAACTTTTAATTCCATTCCTCTGTTACCTCTACGATAATCCGCTCTACTTCTATCACAACCTGCTTCATCTTCCCATACACCATTACCATGATACTCATTTAATCCAATCATTCCTTTATCTTCTGTAATATGTGGTAGGATATTTTTAAATAAATTTAAATCAAAATCAACATCATCATTCATAAAACATAATTTATCAGATTTTGCCAATTCATATCCTTTATTCCAAGCAGGATTTACATAAGTGTTTTGATATTCCTTTATATGATTTAATTTATCTATATCTAAATGTGGTGGATTGATTGTGTTATCAATTAAAATGATTTCTTCAACACTTTCCAAAGCAGAGATGTTCATCAATCTTTCTTTAAATCCTGCACTCTTCCATAGAGTTGGAACTATGATGCTTATCTTATCCATATTACAGTTTTATTAGTTCAATGATAATATCATCATATCTTCCTTTATCTTCTCTTAAATCAAAGATATGGTATGATGCTTTTGATTTATCTATGTTTTCTATTATTGCATTTAAGTTATTCGTATTTTGAATATCTTCAATAATAAGTTTACCACCTGATTTGATTTTGTCTATCCAATGTTTTACACTAAAGATTTGTGATTCTAAACTATGTGGTCCATC